GTCACATACTCTGGTGAGGATGCCAGCACCACAAACAAGGGCGTTGTCGAACTTGCCACAGACGCCGAAGCTGTAACCGGCTCTGATACAGCGCGTGCTGTTACCCCTGCCAATGTGACGGCAAAGATGGCTGCGCCTGGAGCTATCGGCGGAACGACGCCCGCTTCCGGTGCGTTTACGACGCTGGCATTGGGAGGTGCTCTTGCTGGGGCAGATAATCAGGTAGGCCGCATTAATCTCATAGACTATGGTGAAGTCACCAACGCAATTGGAGGTACTGGCGGTGGTACGCAGGACATAGACCTCACCCTTGGGAACAATGTGGTAGCAACCGTGGACACCTCTGCCAATACTTTCACCTTTAGCAATCCAACAGCCAGTGATGAACTGTCTGGCTTTACGTTGTTCCTGACAAACGGTGGATCGCAAACGGTGAACTGGCCGAGTTCGGTCGATTGGCCCGGGGGCTCGGCACCGACATTAACTACCAGTGGCATCGATATCTTGGTTTTCATCACCACGGATGGTGGCGCGATCTGGCATGGAATGGTTTCCAGTGCAGACAGTAAGACCCCATCGTAAAGGAATAGTAAATGCCAAATATTAGACGAGGAATGATGGCTGCTGCTGGTGCTGGTGCTGCTGGTGGGGCCACTAATACACCTTTTGCTAATGCTTATTATGGCCTTTGGGGGAATTATAATACAAATGGTTGGCTGGGCCAAGATGATGAAACTGGTGTAAGTTCTCCTGTACAAGTAGGCGACCATATATGGAAATATATGAAAGCCGGTTGTTTTGAACAACCTTATGTAACGGGAATAAAAACAGATGGGACTTTATGGATGTGGGGGGACGGTGGAACTGGACAATTAGGTCAAGGTAATACAACTAATTATTCTTCCCCTGTACAAGTAGGTTCCTTAACTGATTGGTTTCAGATGGGCATGGCAGACGGGGGAGAAGTGACTATTGCTGTAAAAACTGACGGAACTTTGTGGACTTGGGGAAAGGGTGGTGATGGAGGACTTGCCGACGGCACCACTACCGACAGAAGTTCTCCTGTACAAGCAGGGTCTTTAACAAATTGGGGAGATGGAAATTTTTCAATTGAAAATAATAAAAGATTAAACGGTGGTGATAGAACCTGCGGATGTGTAAAAACAGATGGGACTTTATGGATGTGGGGACTGAATAATGAGGGACAATTAGCTCAAGGAGATATAACAAATCGTTGTGTTCCAGTTCAAGTAGGTTCCGCAACGAATTGGCTTCAAATCGATGGTGGTAGAGAATATATGATATATCTTAATACTGACGGAGAAATTTGGGGTACTGGAGATAATAGATATGGTGTGCTGGGGGACGGAAGCTCTACCAACAGATGTTCTCCAGTTCAAGCTGGTTCTGCTACTGATTGGGTTGACTTAGCAGCAGGCTATACGGGTGTCGCAGCTATTAATTCTTCAGGGGAACTGTACACATGGGGACTCAACGAATATGGTCAATTAGGTCTTGGAGATACAACAAGTCGTTGTATTCCAGTTCAAGTAGGTTCCTTAACGGATTGGAAATATGTATCAGCTACCCGTCGATCAATGACCGCTGTAAAAACTGACGGAACTTGCTGGACTTGGGGGGAAGACCGTTGGCGGCCAGCAGAGACTGATTCGAGTTCACCAGTTCAAGTAGGTTCCAGAACTGATTATACATGGACGTTCAAGCCCGGTGGCCAAGGTGGTAATGTTGGTAGTTCAGCAACTATATAAATAAATGGCTCTTTTAGATAAACAACTTGAAGCTGGTATTCACGGCGATTTTGAAAAAGGTTGGTTGATTGCTCAACAACTGGAAAAGGAAACCCCCAATTGTCAACGTGCAGCATTTAATCGTGGTTGGTATTACCTAAGACAAGGAAAACTTTTAGAAGGTCACAAACTTTTAGACCAAGGACGTTTTGAGGATGTATTTGGTAACAGGCATATAGGTACTTCCAAACCTATCTGGAACGGAGAAGAAGGTACTGTCCTGCTTAACTTGGAAGGTGGGCTTGGCGACCAGATTAAGAGTTATCGTTTTGCTTTTGATTTACAGGAACGTGGTAATAGAGTGGTGATTTCCTGTTCTTCTGAATTAGCTCCCCTGTTTGCAGAAAAGTTTGCAGTAGTGGAACACGATGCAGCATGTGGAACGTACCATGATTACTGGCTTCCTTCGATGTCGGCAGTGGTTCCTCTTGGGTACGAGTATGAAGATTTAAAAGGAACTCCGTATATCGAGCGCACTGCTGACCCAATACCGGGACGTATAGGGGTTAGGTGGAGCGGGAACCCGGAGTTTGAACATGAACAGCACAGGTTCTTCCCCGCTGATTTAATGTTTGATGCGGTAAAAGGATACGATTGTATTTCGTTGCAGAGAGACAAAGATGCAGAATTGAAACCAGAGTGGATGAAGCAAGCTCCGTTGGACGATTGGCAAACTACCAGAAAGTCAATCAGTCAATGTGAGTTAGTAATAAGTTCCTGTACCAGTGTTGCTCACTTAGCGGCAGCGATGGGAGTGAAAACGTGGATTGTGGTTCCTGTTTTGTCATATTACCTGTGGGCGCTACCGGGAGATGTGACACCCTATTACAATAGCGCCACACTCTTCCGCCAACAGAAGTACGGAAGTTGGGAAGGGCCATTTATGAAGATTAAGGAGCAACTGCAATGTATGCACACGTTAAAGACGATGGCAGCGTAGATTATCTGGGTGGCTTACCTAAAAAGTGGGGTAATGTATCTGGTTTACATTTATCAAAAGGTGATGACGAATATCTCAAGACTGTTGGGTGGCTTCCAATAGCAGAAACATTTGCTACTCCAACCTACAACCAGACATTTGACCCAGATGTAATTACTGTTGAAGAAAACAGAGTTACTTTGGTACATCGTGTAAGAGAAATGACCCCAGAGGAAAAAACCGCACGGGATGAGAGTCATCTAAGACATTTACGAGAGAGAAGAGATGAAAAACTTGCGGCTTCCGATTGGACGCAAGCATTAGATCATTCTTCTCCTTTAGCTAATGATAAGAAAGAGGAATGGGAGACTTACAGACAAGTTTTAAGAGATTTACCAGCAACAACAGATATGCTGACATGGCCTGATTCGTTTACTTGGCCCACGGAACCGGAGTAATAGAGTATGACTGATGGAAATTATTGTCGTTGAATGGACCGACGCGGCGGGCTCCGACGGGGCCTGGTCGGAAAATGCGGACGACCTGGAACCGGCCAAGATCACCAGTGTTGGGTTTTTGGTGAAAGAAACGAAGAGAGCAATCACCCTGGGCCAAAGCCGGGATGATAACCGACCGCCGAAATTTGATAATCTGCTCGCAATCCCGCGGCACGCAGTAACACGGAGGGCGCCACTTGTAGAGGTTTGATATGGTCAAGAAATTTGTACTCGCATCGGTCGCTCTAGCGGCCTTTTTTTTTGCCGTCCCTCTAGCACAGGCGGCGGTTTCTCAATCGGATGAGCATGAGCAACGCCAGTCCGCCTCACCGTGCGGCCAGGATAAGCTGCTCGAAGGCATAACCCAATTCTTCGAGTATCGGTGGCAGGCGAAGTTTGTTGACCTTGGCCCTGGCCCGACGCAGCGATTTCTGGAACACAACAGCCTGACGGATGCTGAGATTGCAGTGGTGCGCGTGTTCCATAGCCGACACCAGCCCACGGTGGCAGTGGTGACCGCCAGGCGCTTTACGAATTACCTGGACGGCAACCCCATCGTAGACGTCCTGTGCATTGTGCCTGCCCTCGGCGGTGGTCTGACGTGGCAGTACGGCCCACGCGAACTAGAGGCGATTATCGCTGTGCCTGGACATGACACATAATGGAAGGCTTCAGCTGGCTCACACAATACTGGCACCAAATTCTGGCGCTGGGCATCCTGGTTGTTTGGGCTACCCGCACTAAAGAAAAGCTGTCCGAAGTCATCAAGGATCTGGACAGCGTCACGCGGCACCTTGAGAAAGTCAGCGACAACGCGGAAACCACGGCCAAGGATCACATTCGGCTGCAGGCGAATTACGATGCCAACCTTACTGTGATGCAGAAAAATATTACCTCACTCTGGCAAATCATTAACTCCATGCGTGACAGGGAACTGGACAAAAGATGACCACAAGAAAAACGCCCACGCAGATTGCGCTGGCAGCGCTGGACCGGATCGACCGACATGAAAAGGAATGCGGTGAACGATGGAGAGAGGCGCATACAGAACTTCGCGCTCTGAGGGAGCGTTGGGAGAAATTGGCCTGGCTCATCATTGGCACCCTCGTAGTCGGGATACTTACCGTTGTTTTTGATTCACTTTTTTAAAAGGAAATAAAATGGAAAATTTAATTAGTTGGTTTGGCGATCTTCCTGCGTGGCTGACCGCTATCACAACAATTGTGACTGCCGCGACTGCGGTCACTGCCTTAACCCCGACCAAGGCCGATGACGCTATTGTGTCCAAAATATTATGGGCGCTCAACCTCGTCGCAGGCAACTTTGGCCGCAACAAAAACGCCGACGGATGACATGGGTAAGCCTACTACGTGGACTGGTTGGTCTTGCAAAGGCACTGACGGGGCTCTTTCGTGACCGGCAACTCATCAAGTCTGGCGAGGCCAACCAGGAAGCAAAGGCGTCCGGCAAGGTGCTCGACATGGCGCGGCGTGCAAACGCTGCTCGTCGGGCTCTTGCTCACGATGACGACAGCGTGCGCCATGATCGAGCGAACCGAGACAACCACGGATAGCGCGTGCGCGATCTTTGGTCCGATATTCTTTTCGCAGACATTTGATTCCGAGCCGACAATAAAAATGATAAGAGAGCATAACATCAGCTGGTATGAAGTCTGTAAGCCCCGTGATCGTGCTACCGATTAACAAAATACTCACCTCCCTCAAACGCGAGGAGGGGTTTCGATCGCATGTTTACAAGGATCACCTTGGCCACGACACGATCGGATTCGGAAAACTGGTTTCAGAGGGCCACGGCATTACCGAAGCCGAGGCTGAAATGCTCCTGCGCAATGACGTTGCGCGCACAATCAAAGAAGTGCGTCGCAACTTCGGCTGGTTCCGCGACGCCCCCGCCTCCATTCAGTCTGTGGTTATCGAGGTGGCTTACCAGCTGGGCCTCCCTCGCCTGCAAAAATTCCACAAAATGTTGAACGCTTTGTCCACGGGCGACTATGATCGCGCGGCGAACGAGATTATTGATTCAAGATACTACCGCCAATGCAGAGGGCGGGTGACGCGTTACGCGGAGCGCCTTCGTGGCAAGTAGACCCGTTGACGATGAAGTCCTTGCCGCCGCCCTGGCGGCAGTACGGGAACATGGCAACCGTTCGGCAGCTGCCAGAGCACTGGACATCCCCCGCTCAACCCTCGACCATCGCTGCAACTTAGCCATAAGCCGCGGCCTCGAAGCCGCGCCCGCCCAAGAGGTCGAACTGCCGAGTTTCGCCGAGCCTGGCGACATCCCCGTTGAAGATATCCTGAACACGATGGAACGACGCTTCGAGCGTCGTGCCGCTGCCCATACCGAAAAGCAGTGGTACGAGGTCCAATTCAAGCGGTCTAACCTGCCGATCGCGCTCCATTTTATCGGCGATCCCCACATAGATTCGGGGGCCTGTAATATTTCTGCTTTGCGGTCCGACCTGTCCTTGATGAGAAACCCCGGTCCCGGGGGTGAGGACACCGGGCACTACGCTTGTAACCTTGGAGACACAACTGATGGAGATTGGCCAGGACGCTTGATGCGTCTGCACGCGAAGTCCGACACCAGCCTGGACACCGCCAGACGACTGGCAAGGTGGATGTTGAACGAGGCCGGTGTGAAGTACCTCGCTTGGATTATGGGGAACCACGATTTGTGGGGGGCCGATGCCGATCTGTTGAAGGCAGCCAATACGCACCGAATACCAATGGCGGACTGGTGCGCCAAATGGCAGCTGGTGTTTCCGAACGGCCAGCGGGTTCGCATCATCAGCGCCCACGACTTCCCCGGCAGATCCATCTGGAATAGTTTGCACTCCAACCAGCGCGCCGCCATTACCACCTCGAAGGCACACATCTTCGCCAGTGGACACACGCACCACTGGGCCATGCACCAGGAGGAACACGAACACAGGAATTTTGTCTATTGGCTCATCCGTGCCCGCGGCTACAAGTGGTCGGCGTTGGACGATTACGCCGAACGGCTCGGCCACCCGGGACAGCAACACGGCTCGACCATCTCGGCTATTATAGATCCGCAGGCCACCAGCGAGGTACGGCTAACCACATGTTTCGCAGACGTCGCAGAGGCGGCTG